CAACTTCTTCAACAACTTCTTCATCAGTTATTTCTTGAATAACTACTGGCTCTTCTTCAACAACCTCTTTGGCAACGACTTTTTGTTCTTCGTTTCCTTCGACCACTTCTTGCAATTCCACTTCGGGTTGTTCTGCGCGTAACACGCTTTCATCTGTGCTTTGCTCTTGAATGGCATCTTCTTCTTTTTTAGGTGTTAAATCAACTTTAGTAACATTGCTATTACTATTTAGTTTTTTCATTGCAGGTTTTTTCTTTTGCAGTTTGAAATCCCCTTCTTGTTTTACTGTTTCTGACATGATATGATAATATAAAATTAATTAGTGTTTTTATCTAGGCGTAAACTGCTCTAGATTAAATCCTCCAAGGCCGTCGTTTCCTTGTGATTCAAAATCTTTAGGTAATAAATCATTTTTTCTTTGATCTATTAATTCAGACTGTTGTGTTGCTTGTATTTTTGTTCTTTTATCTTTGCGATCTTCAACTTCAGCAATTTTACCAGCTTCTGCATTAGCTTTTATTTGAGCTAATTGCATTTGATAATTAAATTCTTCAGCCATAAGCTCTCTTTTAATTTGAGCTTCTGTTTGCATTCTTTGTATTTCAAACTGCGACTTAGCTTGTTCAACATTAACTTTTTCTTGCGTAAGAGCTTGTTGTTTTTGAACTTCAGCAAACGCGGCTTTTTCAGCGGTTTCAGCATTTGCTTGCGCTTGAGCTTGTATATTAGCAAGTTGCGCAGCTTCCATTGCAGCTTGCTTCTTTTTTCTTTTTAATTTAAGTAATTGATTTGCAAGCTTTAAGTTTTTAATTTGTCTTATATCTATTGCGTCTTCTAAATCAATACCGCCAGATTGTAATGCTATTTGAATATTTTGTTCTACCTGTGCTTTTTCTTCGTCATCAGGTTCTAATTCTAAATAAATTCCAAAGTCATGCAGATTTAAATTCTTTATTTCTTTTAAAGTTTCAACATTAAAAGTAGATATACTATTAGCTAATGAGTTTGATGTTAATTCAAAATCTAAGCAATCAGCAATTCTAAGAGATATGTTTTCACAAGCCCTAAGAGTTAAATATAAACTTGACTGTAATATATGTCTTGTGGCAACATTGGACTGATTAGCAGCCATCTTTTGTAGCCCTAGTAAAGCATCTTTATCTGGATTACTTCCATCTCTTGCTTCATTTAATCCAGTCACATCTCTTATCATTTGTAGATAATAGTTGTATGTATTAATTAGTGAAGCTATTTTGCCTTGACCAGATGATGAAGATAATTCTTGAACAGGAACTTTACCTCTATTCATATCTCCATCTTGAGTAAGTGATCTACCTACTACACTACCAGTTTGAAAATACATATTTAATGCTTCCGCTGGATTATAGTTTGTTCCATTACCAAGATCAACTTCGGCTAAACCATCCATATCTAAGAATACACCGTCTGGTACTATTCTTGACATTACTTGTTGTAGCTTTAAATGCGTTAATTGAATCATATCAGCAAAGCCTGTAACTTTACTAACTATAGATTCAATCCTGCCTTTATACATTCTAGGAGCCGTAATAGCATAACTCATTTCTACTTTAGTAGTATCAGCATATGGCCTAGTCATGTTTTCCGCTAGCTTCCATTCTAGCATAGTATTATTCCCTAATACTTTTGCTCCAGAATATAATACCTCTATTGTTCTGGATACTTTTTGGAAGTTATCATTTTCAGGCGGATTAAAACTATCATCTTTTTGAATAGTTTTTTCTAATCCAAATTCTGTTTGTTTTATTTTAAATACTTGATTTGAATATGTTTTATATTCAAAGTATAAAACTTGAACAGTATTTTCATCATAATTGCCCCAGCCAGTTATATACTGATTGTTGCCGGGCATGTTTTGAATATTTTTTAATTCCTCTTCTGTTATATTAGGAAATTCCTTTTTAAGTTCTGGTATAGTAATTGCTTTTACTTCACCAACATAATATATATCTTCAAAGTTTGGATCCTCTGTATATGAATAAACCATATAAGCAGGGTCAACATAATCTACAACAATGCCGTTAGCTTTATTAAAAGATGTTTTAACAGCGGCAATACCTAATACTGTAAGATCATAATTTAATCTTCTTCTTACTAAATCATATTTATTTGCAGCTAATACATTATTAATAGCTTCTTCTTCTGCAATTTCAACAGATTGCTTGTAGCTAAGCTGCATATGTAATTCAAGCTCTTCTCTTGTTTCCGGTAATTCATTAGCCGATAAAGATGAATTAGCAAAGTTACCACCAGTTATTTGATTAGCCTTTTGTATTAAATCTTGAGTATACATATCACGCATTACTGCTAATGCATAATTTGTTCTTTTCTTTAAAGACTCTGGATCTTGTGAAAAAGCTTTTATATCATATGTCTTTTGTGACATACCATTAACTACAATATCTACAAACTTAGATATAACCGGTACTGGTTTCCAATCTAAATTAAGATAAGACAAGTCACCATTAATAGCAAGCTCATCTTTGTATTTTTGTATTGACTGTTCACCTCTAGCGTATAATCTTAATTGATGAAAGCTATTATAATTAGTTTGATACCTATTAGCATTAGTCCTTCCTTGGTCAAACCATTCCTGTTCAATGGCTCTAGCCACTTGAATACCATACTCTAATGATGCTTTTTCTGCATCGCTAACCACTTGGCTTGGAAAGGAACTATTGGTATTTGTGTATATGTTCATTTATATTATAATTTTTGAGGTACTACCATCATTATTGTATCTTTTTAAACCTAGATTAACAGGCTGTCTTTCTATTCTATTAACAGGAACGTATCTATGTTTATTGCAAGCCATTAAAGCTAAACCAGAACTAATAGATGCATCATGACTTGTTCTATTGTTTATGTTAAATCTAGCCCAATCTTCTAAGGTTCTTTGAAAATACATATCTCCATAACCAGTATCTGATAAACCTACAAATTGTTCAACATAAGTTTCTATAGCAGCAGCATGTGCTTGCTTAATATCTTCACTAGAGTTTGGTATTCCACCTATTTCTTTTTCAGTAACAGATAGTTTATTCCAAATCTTGTCAGGTCTATTCATTGAAAAACCTCTATAGCCTCTTCTTTTAAAATGATATAAAAGCCTTGGCTTGTTATTTTCAGCTAGTATTGGCATACCATAAAATACACATGCCATTAAAACATCTTCAAAAAATATTTCTGCTGTTTGCGGTCTAGCTATATATTCTAAAAAGAAATGATTAGGAGGTACATCTTCCATAGAAAACTTAGTTAAACCATGCAAAGAACCATTAGATCCTCTTTGGTCAACTGTACCTGATATATCATAACTATCACAACCAAATGCACCAAGGTGTTCATTACCCGGCCATTTAGTACCATTCTTTATTATCACTTGGTTTTGAAGATGTTTAGCTGGAACCCAAGTTATTTTAAACCTTCCATCTTTATGCGGATTAAATACTACTCTTGTATCAGGCATTCCATTCTCCCAAGCAAAACTACCAGTAGTTACAATTGCAGTATTTCTAAGGTCTTCATTGTAATCTATTTGTTGATATATTTTTGTAAGGTTAAACAATGATTGCTTAGCCTCATCTCTAAATGCGTGTTGCTCAGTTCTTGGAAACTGACGATACATTTCATTTAATCCATCTTGATCGTTTTTTAAACCATCAACTTCATTTTGCCAATGCTCTATTACACCATATTCAATTAAAGAGCCATCTGCTGCTTTAACTGGCTTGTCTGGAGTATCGAATACAGGTATTCCATAAGTATCAATGAATCCTTCGTAGTTCCATTCCATAGGTATGAACAGAGAATATAATCCTGAACTAGTCTGTCCATTGCGGTTTCTCTTGGAAACGTCGGAGTCATAATATAATCTTTTAAAATTCTCTCCACCTTTAGCTAAAGCATTAGAAGTAGATCCCATCATACATTTGCCTATAATCCTACTACCTAACCTTAATGTTGTTTTTGTTACCCTCCAGTTATTTAATATATTATCTGGTCTTTCCCATTTACCACTTTCATCGTGAACTAATAATTTTAGTTTTTCACCGTCGTACGAGTTGTCCCCTGTGTTTTTCCAGTCGATCGTGGTGTCAAGCCCTTGTAAGTCGTTTTTGACTGTGGAAACCTTATCGACGGACTTTCTGGTAATTTTAGACGCGGGTACGCGGTAGGCGAGCTCGGTCTTCGGTCTATCCATTCCGTCCTGAATTGGTTTGAAGAAGAAAGGATAGTTGATTGATATAGGTACCACCTTATCTGTAAACATTTTCTTAGCATCTGCTCCTGATTTAGATAAGATCCCGAATCTCGCATCAGAAGATATTGTTGCCATATTAACTGTTGTTCCGCTGGCCATGAAGCTAAAACCGGACCTCCTATTCTTAAGGTAGCACATTCCGAAACATCTGCTATCTGCTGTGCAGGCTTCCCAGAAGATGAAGAAAAGCCTATTTGCTTCGCGAAAATCTGGCTGTCCAACATCAATCTTGGTCCACTGCAAGTACATGTAGTGATTACCAGTAATATAAGTAGGAAGACCTTTGTTGTAAAACGAAAAACCTTTTTCCCTATATTCAAACTCTTGATCAATATACTCATACCATTTGTTTTTAAAGTGATCAGGATAAGCGTCCCATTCAAAAATTGTTTTAATCTTTGATAATTCTGTTGGAATTTTATGAGACTCCCAATACTGATCTAATTTATTTTCAGATCTTAAATAAGCTTTATCTATGTAAGGCAAAGCTATTTTTAATCCTTGTATTTCATATATTTCTCCAATCTTTCCAGTCTTGCTTATAACGACTACGTCATGCTCTTTGTTATATCCATACTCCCATTTGTTATACCTATTTTGTATTTTAATGGTTTTAGACTTAATGTGATTAGGCAGTATTTTGTATAGTGTTTGCTCGTACATTACTTAGATCTACCTTCAGCAAAACCTCTGAAATTTTTTTGTGGTGAATTAGCAGATTCATCATTTAACAATTGTTCTTCTTGTTCAATACGTGAAAGTATTTCAAAAGCATCAAATATTGCTAATTTTTTTGTAGCAGCAGCATTTTTTAATCTATCAGCTGATATATCATCATCCGAGTCAACTATTTTTTCTCTAGCTACTTTTATTAATTCCTCAACTGCTCGTTGCCCAGCTAGGATTATATTCTTCTTCGTTTCCTTGGTATTCATATTTAATTACAATATCATTAGATTTCATACAGTATAATTTCTTGTCATCAACCACAAATTCAAATTCCCCACCTGGAGTATAACCAATAAGGTCCCCAGGATTGATTCCTAGCGCTTGTAAGGAACTATTACCGTATTTAAGTATACCAATAAGCTTTTGCTCTTTTTCAAGAGAGAAGCTATCTTTATTTTTAATTGGAATAATAAAACATCTATCATTAAATGTTTTCCATTTTTTAGGTTTTCCGTATAAATATATTTGATCAGGAGCAACAAAATATAATCCATCAATAAACATTGATCTACTATCTTTTTGATTTCCTTTCATATCATAAAACCTTCTAAATACATTGTGATGTATAACCACAATATCTCCAACGTTAACACCTGTTTCATAAGCCAAAGGAGTTGCTACTACTTCAGCATAATTACTTACAGATTTATAGCTCTCTATTGACGAGTTTGTAACAAGTGTTTTATCGCCAACTTTTTTTTCGTTGTCATAGCGCTTGCCGACTGGCTTCACAATGAAGTCGTAAATACTTCTCATTAGTACTCGAGATCATACTCAACAGATATTGCCATGTTAGAATTAAACTTCTTCCATGGCATTACCTCGTTGCTTTTCTTTATGTGAATGTTATAAGAGCTATCTTCTTCGTCGAATAATATATAAGCTATTTCGTGACCACCATAAACAGATTGACCAACAGCATAATGCATTGCGTCGTTCTTGTAGTCAGAGCCTATACTTATTTTTCTTATAACAGAAGCCATTACTCTTCTTCTTTAACTATTTCAGTATAAGTGCCAGTTTCTATATCAATAGTTAT